ATGGGGTAGATCGTATTAGCCACGTAGGAATTGTCATTAAAGATAATGAAGACGGGACTGTATGGTGTATTGAAGGTAATACCTCTTCAAATAAGAAGGGTAGCCAGAGAAATGGTGGCGAAGTATGCAAACAGCTTCGTGCCTACAAAAAGAATAAAAAAGGCGTTATGATTTCAATTGTAGGATTTGGACGGCCTAAGTTTAAAGCATAATGAACACTTATAGGGTAAAATTAGAGATAGATGCAGAGGTACAGGCATTTGACGAAAATGACGCTGTAGATTATTTAAATGATATATTTGGAGTTGATGACGAAGTCAAAAATGTCAAAGTTGTCAGCGTAAAGGAGAAGTGATGGCTAAAGAAGGATACAAGCCCACCGCTGGTATGAAGGCGGCAGCTAATAGAGCTATTCGTTGGAAAGAGCAAGGAAAAGCAAAAGGTGCTGGAACCGCAGTAGGCTGGACTCGTGCAGGGCAACTTGCACGGGGTGAGACATTAAGTTTGTCCACCGTTAAACGTATGTATTCCTTCTTTTCCAGACACGAAGTAGACAAAAAAGGTAAGGATTTTAATAATACTTCTAATCCCAGTAATGGTCGAATTATGTGGGATGCCTGGGGCGGCGACGCTGGTTTCTCTTGGTCTAGAAAGATTGTGGAAAGAGAAAAAAACATGAAAAAGTCATTTACGCAAGAAGATTTATTTGAAGAAATTAAAAATATTTTAGACGATGTAGTAAATCCAGTAGATACAGTAATTGAAATTGATGACGATGAAGAAATTAAAAAAGCTCTTCGTCCTGAAATTACAAAAGAACAACTTGGAATGGTAATTGAGCATCTAATGGAAGCTATTGAAGGCATGATCGAAATTCCAGAAGAAGATGATGCAGAAACTGAAACAGAGGCCCCGGAGATGGAATCAGAAGATGCTAACGAGTCAAATCCTGCCCCAGTTGGGGATCCAATGAAAAATGAAATAAATTGGCCAGTATCTAAAGCATACGAAAATTGTGATTGCAAGGAATGCAAAGCAAAAAATATGAGTTGTGATAAATGTGAGGATTGTATGAGCAAATCATATGATTCTGATAATGAAGATGAAGACAAGTGGGATAATTTGACCAAAGCATGTTGGACCGGATATAAGCAGGTTGGCATGAAAGAAAAAAATGGTCGTATGGTACCAAATTGTGTTCCAGTAGATAAAGTTCAAAAGTCTTTGTTTAGTAATTTAGACCCATATGATTTGATTAAACGTAAATTCTCTTCAAAACAAAGAGAAGAAATGGCTGCTTCTGGACAGGCAATGCCAGATGGATCTTATCCAATTGCTAACCGCACAGATTTAATGAATGCAATTCGTTCATGGGGTCGTGGCGGTGCAGACCCAAAGGTAAAAGCACATATTAAGCGTCGTGCAAAGGCACTAGGCGCATCAGATATGATTCCAGAAAACTGGAAATAAGTATTGACACAACCGCAGTAATTCCTGTATAATATATATATTGGGATGCTGCGGTTTAGTCTATAAAAAGGAAAATGTTAAACCTAAATTTACAAGGTGTTGAAATATTCATAAAAAAAGCGCAGTCAGAAAAAATAAATTCTTTCTGGGAAAACTATGATCTTTTAATATGGAGTAAAAACATCAATGGATATACAAGCAAAAACGGCATGTTTCGAAAGAATTCATGGGGAACGGCTGAGCGAATAGTCGTTAACGAGAATGGAATATGGAAGCTACCAATAAAGTATGTCAAATATTTTAAATGATTTAGGTGTAGATACAGAAGATTTTGATTGGTGGCATTTAGCAGTATGTCGTGGGATGGACACAAATCTATTCTATGATAAATATGAAGTAGATGCCAACATAGCAAAAAGCGTAGACAATGCATGCATGGCATGCCCAGTTATGAAAATGTGCTACCAATCCGGCGTAGATAATTCAGAATATGGTGTTTGGGGTGGGGTTTATTTATCTTCTGGTGAAATAGATAAATCTAAAAACCTACACAAATCACCAGAAACTTGGAAAAAACTAAGGAGCAAAGGTGTCATCTAGCCATTTTTACGACGATAAACATTTCAAGTATGGAATAAATCAATGGACTGGTGAGCCAAATAAACCTGTATTTTATAATACAGAAATGAAAAAGAAAATTAGAGAACTAAAAAAACCTGGAATGCTTTTAATGGATATTGCAATGTATCCAGACTTTCTAGCGATCAGATTATACGAAGATAATTTTTTACAATTAGACGGAATCAAAAAAGAAGAAGCAATTGCTTATGTTGATAAAGTTAAAAAAGTAATAGAATCATTTGGTGTAAGATGTGAGTTAGAAGGAGTTCCAAGTGCAAGAGTTCTATGAGGTAATTAATGTTGTTTATATTTATGAAGAAAAAATATATGGAACAGTCGATCAACTTGGAGCTTTTGCGTCAGTGGTAAAATATAATAAAGAAGGAATAGATTACGAAGAGTTATTAGAAAATGACGAGTTCGCTATAGTAGACGAAATCGTATTTCATCACGTAGAGGAAGACAATGGATAAGATATTATGCTATAGCTGTAGCAAGAGCAAGCATAAACTAAATGCAAAGAAGTCGTCTTTGCTTCCAATTAATTTGCTAATGTGCGAATCTTGCATAAATGCAAAACTTGAACCACGCTGGTTAATTATTTTAGCGGGAAGATCAAATGGCGCAGATGCAGTAAGAGAATTTGTTCTCAAAAAACGCTATATTGGAAATGAAATATCTGCATCTGAACTATTAGTTTAGACCTATTTTGAGGTATAATTAATTTATTATGGATTATACCTCTATTACAATTGCCTTATTGGCTGCCGTATTTTCTGGTATGGGAACCGCAATTGTTGCGGGTATAAAAGAGAGTAAAAGGGAAAAAAGGCGGCAAGTTGAGCGTGAGCAAGATCACCTCAAAATGGAAATAAAAGACCTTAAAATAGCCTTATTTCAAATTGAGCGGGAATTAACCGAATGGAAGGATAAATATTATAATTCTATTCAGGAATTAATTCAGGTTAAAGCCGAATTAGAAAATGCTTTGGTCCAGCTTAATATTATTGAATTTCAGGATGTAGACTCGGAATATTAGAAATAGTACAATAGGGTATATGACCTGTATAGTAGCCCTATCTGTAGGAAATAAAGTCGTGCTTGGCGGAGACTCGGCAGCATCAGATGAAAAGTCTGGATTAATCCTTCAAACTACCGATCCTAAAGTATTTAAGGTTGGACAATTTGGTATAGGCTTTGTTGATTCTTTTAGAATGGGCCAAATACTTCAATACAATTGGACTCCACCAATTTATAAACCGACAGCAGGATTTAAAAATTTAGATAAGTTTATGCGTACTAAGTTTGTTGAATCTGTTAAAGAGGCATATCAAGAACACGGTTATGGAAGATTTGGACAGAATACAGAAGATGGTGATGAAGGCGGAATTATAATTATTGCAGTTCAAAACAGTGGTCGTATATTCACTATGGATGTTGATTATCATGTTTCTGAAGTAGACGTAGACTATTTGGCGGAAGGAAGCGGACAGCAAGTAGCACTTGGATCGCTATTCTCTACAACCGCAGTTAAAACTCCACGAAAACGTGTAAGAATGGCCTTAGAGGCATCAGCTAAGTTTATAATGAGCGTAAGAGGTCCCTTTACAATCATAGAAGTATAGGAGTATAATTAGATTATGAAGTGGCTGAATCGTTTAGCCGCCCTACTGTTTGGCTTAATATCAGTAGGAATAATAAGAGACTTTCTAGACAAACATACGGTAGTAGTTTTTGATAAAGATGAAGAGGATGAAGAGATGGACGACATAGTTAACTTAAGACCAGATAATTATGATAATGCCATGGATCTTCGTGGCGCCCCAACACATGTTTGTCCTTGCGGATGTAATATATTTAATGTAAAAGTAATTTTTTATGAAAATGAAATTGCTACATATTTCCTTGATATGGAATGTGCAAATTGCGGTAGTTTAGCTACCGCTCCTACACCAGTAGATCACACAGAAGGGTTAGACAATTGAGAAAATCTGAAAGACTTCGAATTGCAGAATTAGAGTTAGTTAGATTAAATTATGAATTAGAGTATGTTAAAGCCATGCTTTCAACTTTAATTGAATTAGGTGGACTTAAGGCTCCAGAAATGGATGCCGGAAAATGGTATACCTCTAGAAAACAACGCCCAGATATTCCTAACAACTAGTATTGACTATCTAGTTGTCATTTAGTAGAATAGGCAACATGAATAAAAAACTAATAACTGCCATAATGGCAGCAGTACTTTCTATTACATCAATCAATATGGTAAAGGCCGATGCGCCTAAACCTGCAACGGTGGCAATTTTAGATACAGCATTGAATGTAAATCTCCCAGTATTTAAAGATAGAATTATTCAAGAAGTATGCATTCTTGAATGGAATTCCTGTGCAAATGGATCCAATTTCATGGAGGGTCCAGGAGCAGCATCTATGCCATTAGATCAAATGGCAAGAAATGGTTTTAATCATGGAACTAAGATGACGCATGCATCTATCATTACAAATCCAAATATTAAGGTTGTATTTGTTAGAATTGTAGGCGCTACCTCTACTGGTTCTCGTCAAATTACTAATGAGCCTACATTTGTAAATGCTTTGAATTGGGTTCTTAGAAACAAAGACAAATATAATATTTCAGCGGTGGCAATGTCACAAGGACATGGAAATTTCATGCCTGGATCCAACTATTGCCCATCCACTCCTCAAACACAGTCTGTTATATCACAATTAGACTCTTTAGGAATCCCAGTATTTTTACCTGCTGGAAACAATAAGGATCTAGCAAGAATATTTTGGCCAGCCTGCATACCACAATCTATAGCAGTATCCGCAGTATCAGTAACCGACGGTCCTGCAATTTATACAAATTATGATAAATTGTTAACGGACATGTTTGCTATTGGAAGACTTCCTTTATTTGATGTAAACGGTTTTATTTTTAACGAAGATGGAACCTCTGTATCAACTCAAGTTGCTGCCGCTATTTATATAGGGTTAAAAAATAAATATCCACTATACACAAAGCAACAAATTTTGGACATAATGAAATCAAAATCATATCCAGTAAAAAGTAAAACTATTTTAGGATATGTTGTAAACAAGGATATTTTAAATGGCTAATCAAGTCACAGTTCTTGAAGAAATAATTGGAGATGTTGCTATTGCGTTATATCAGAAGTGGTATAACGCAATGCCAATAGAAGAAAAAAATGAAGTAGCAGAGGAAGCATTAAAAAAGAATGCACAAGAAACTACTTTATTTGTAATTCAAATGTTTATGGATAAATTCAATCAGGCAGCAGAAGAATTAAAAAATCAAGACTAGTATTGACTAGCCTTACACTATTTAGTAAGATAGGACTATGCAAACATTTCTACCGGAGGCGGACTTCGCTAAGACAGCTAAGCATCTAGATCGCAAGCGTCTTATTAAGCAAAGCGTAGAGAATCTTCAGGTTCTCAAATCATTGGCTGGGTATTACAACGAGTCGGGTGCTTGGGTAAATCATCCAGCAGTAAAAATGTGGGAAGGCCATGAAGATTGGCTGTTCCTATATAATGAAGCCATCATTAAGGAAATATTAATGAGAGGTTACAAAAATTCAACAAGAGATACTTTTGATCAAATCTACCAGGAAAACTTCCTTATGCTTGAGTCTGATGAGCCTTGGTGGCTTGGAGATGAACGATTGCATTACTCTCACAAGGGTAGATTATATGAAAAAGATCCAGATAAGTATTATTTCTATTCAGAGTTTGCGGACTATCGTGAACTAGGGTATACTTGCTGTGAATCTTGCAGTTACTACTGGCCAACTCATGCGGAGGATAATAATGAATCTAACTAATGAGACCTTTAGTAAAGCTTTAGATGAGAATAAAATCCTCATTGTAGATTTTTGGGCGGACTGGTGTGGACCTTGTTTAAAGGTTGCTCCAATATTAGATGAAATAGCAAATGAGTATAATATACAAATTGCTAAAGTTCATGTAGATGAACAACAGGATTTAGCTGCAAAGTATGACATTTCAACTATACCAACACTTTTGGTATTTGAAAATGGAATACCAGTTAAAAAAGTGGTGGGCGCACAGCCTAAACACAAACTCGTGAAAGAGTTTGAAGGATGGATTTAACATTTAGTGAATGGATAACATACGGGATTGAAAAAGGTTGGTGCGGACCTCCTATATGTTATACCCATGACGGACTACCAATGTCTAACGAAGAAGACATGGAATTTGGTGAAGGCCAAGATCCATGTATGCATATTGTTCGTATGTACGAAGACATTGAAATGAAAGAAAGAATAGAAGATAATCATTCCCCATCAACTTGGCGGAATTCGTACACAAAATAGAATTCTGGCTCACAAAGAGACAGAAGAATAAAGGAGAAATAAATTAAATGAAGTCATTTAAGAAAATCGCTCTAGCTTTGGTTGCAGCCTTGGCTATGGGCAATCTCATCGCAACACCTGCAAGTGCTGCTCCAATGTCAGTCGCTCTGACTGTAAATGGGTCTGCTCCTGCAACAGCGGGTACATCAACTACCACTGCAATCGAACTTCCAGTTCCTGCAGATAATTCAGTTGATGCTGCCGATGCGCTTAAGTTTGTAGTTACAGTAGATACTGGAACTGCAGTTTCTGTTAGCGCAACAAATGCTTCGGTAATTCTTGCTACAGCAACTGCTGCAGCACCAGTAACAGCAGCATCAGGATCCGCTACGGCATCCATTGCTACAGGAACTGGAACTACCGCAACATTTTTTGTATTCACAAAGACAACCGCAGTAGGTACAGTCTCTGTTACAAACCAAGGTGAAACCAAGGTTTATTATGTTCAGGGTGCAGTCGGAAAGATCAATGATATTTCAGTATCTGGTCTTGATGTCGGTGCTTCGGGAACTCAAGTAACTCTTACTGTTACCGCAAAGGACGTATTTGGAAACAAGGTTTCCGGTAAGTCTATTACTGCTGTAGTTGCAAATGGTACTCTTGATACCACAACTGCTACCACAGGTACAGGTTTAACAGACTTTGGTACTCGTGATTTCAAGGTTACACTCCCAACCACTGGTTCGGCTGCTGTAATTTTCTCGGTAACAAACTCTTCTGATCTTGCAACTGTTGTAACTGGTTTTAATACCGTTACATCATCTGTTGCAAAAAATATTGCCGTTCGTGATCTTGCTGCAGAACTTGCTGCAATGACAACAGCAAAGGCTGCTTCAGATGCAGCGCTTGCTGCTGCTGTTGCTAAGGCTGCAACTGACGCTGCTGCTGCTAAGACTGCTGCTGATGCTGCTAAGACTGCTGCTGATGCTGCTGCTCTAACTGCTGCTGCTGATCTTGTAAAGGCTAATGCAGAAATTGCTAAGCTAAAGGCTGAGGCTGTAGTTGCTAAGGCTGCTGCAGATAAGGCTCTTGCTGATGCTGCTACTGCACACGCTGCAGAATTGGCAAAAGTAAAGGCCGATAATGATGCTGCTCTTAAGGCAGTAAAGGATGCTTTCAATGCACTCGCTAAGAAGTGGAATGCAAAGAATCCAAAAGCTAAGGTTGCTCTTGTAAAGTAATCTAATTTAATATTGGGGCAGGATTTAGGTCTTGCCCCTTTATTTTATAAATGCTAGAATAAGATCGTGGAAGAATACTTGACAGAAAAAGTCCGACGGGACATAATAAAAGAAATAAGTAATCTTGAACTTCCAGAAGAATGGAAGCCACATCAAGTAATTGATTATATAATCAGAAAGATAAATAATGTTAAATAAAATTAAACAATGGTTCCGACCAGAGGAGATTATATATACTCCTTTAGAAATAGAAGAGCCAAGAAAGGTGGCAGTTGTGAAGAAAGCAACAGCAAAGAAGGCTCCAGCCAAGAAGAAGGCTCCAGCAAAGAAGTCTCCTGCAAAGAAGACTGTAAAGAAGTCAACCCCAAAGAAGAAGTAAATGGGAAAACACCACGAGAAAATTGCGGCATCGCTTGAAATCCGGAAAAGAAATCATAAGGGTCCAGGCGGTAAAGTACCAGGATCTATGAATAAAAAGAAAACTGGTTATAATCGTGTAAAGGCTAACGGCGCAAAATAATGTCTAAAGAAATCTGTGAAATAAAAGGTTGTCACAATGAGGCAACTCGTATGACAAGCACAGAGAGTAGATATATTATGATTTGCGATCAATGTTGGCACAATATATATAAGATATAGCATGATACAGAAATTAGCAGATATTGTCTGGAGGGCGGTAGAGAAGCTCTACGCCCTTCCAGATGACATATTTGATTTCGAAGATGACGAAAATGCTATAATAGAGGAATGAGCGGATTTCTAGGCCCGCTTAAATACAACCTATAGGAGAAATAAAATGTCAGACGGAATTAACCTAACTGGTTTTAACCAGACAGGAGAGCAATCAGGATCAAACAACATTGATGCCAAATACTCTCCAAACCCAAAGTCAGCATTTCCTGCAATAGATAAGTCATCGCAAGATGGCGCAGGATTAGGCAACGGCGGTAAGTAATATGTGCGTAGAGTGCGGATGCGAAGCATTCGGTAGTTCAAAAGGAATGACTGAAGTCGAAATTAAAGATAGAACCATGCAAGGTGCTGGTGGCAACATGGAAGAGGCTGGATTGACTCTTAGCATGACTGCAACTAACGAGCAAAGGCTAAACTTTATCAATGAATGATAATGGAACAGGAATGGTTACTCCGCCAAACAATGAACCATCTGGAGCAGTAACTTCAGATCAGGTTGGCAGAAAGAAACCAAGCCAAAATAGGTTTAAATCTGGAATTCAAGATAAGCGATCTGTTATTATAGATCGTAATCGTCATGGAATTCGTAGAGAAACAACCGTAGGTCCTAAAAAGACAAGACCTAAAAAGGTATAAAGAATTCCCCGCTAGCCGTCTTTACGGCTTGGCGGGGAACTTATTATGTGTAGAGAATGTGGCGATTGTACCAAAGAACACGATAAAACTATCGATGATTCTATATATAATTTAGAGAATGTGGGATTATAATGGATTTACAGGCGGCAGAAACAGATCATAAGAAAAAAGAACCAGCTAAGACAGTATGGAAATGTCCATGCAATGGTTGTGCGAAGGCGGTTAAACAAGAAAGAGAACGTATTCTTGCAGAAATAGAACAAATAGATTTACTTAAGCTTAATGGATTAGGCATGAAAATCCTTGTAGCAGAGATAGTGAAAAATAAGAATGCGTAAGTATCTATTTAGATGTAAAGAATGTCAAACAATAATGACAATTGAAACTGATTTGGAAGATAAATATATCCATCAGGTTCCACCATGCCCATGCGGAAGGTCAAGAATGTTAAATATGGCCACTCCAGAATATGCCTATGGAATTGAAAAACAATTTAAAGTAATTCATGAGATAAATTTGGGCCTGGAGGAAGTAGAGAATCCAGATACATGCCTATGCCTGGACTGTCAGGTATCTCAGCGTGGCCTGTAAACACGTTTATACGGCTGTTGGAAGCCCTATCTGTCCTGACTGTGGCAGAGATACACATGATACTGACTTCATTACCAGAAACAAAATACACAAGGAATGGATAGATCAAGGCAAGAATCTACATTTAATTTGTCCTAAAGAAGGCGGCGGAATACGGGAATGGTGGTCAATTTAACTATTGACCAATTTATATCAATTTACTATAATATACACTATATTGCCCAAAAGTGAAGCGGCAAGTGCGACGAAGAGAGAAGGCATTCATGGCATTTGATTATAAATCAGCCATGGAATCAGGCCATGCATTCAATAAGATCGTCGCTATGCGACTAGAATCAGAAGGAATTTCGGCGGAAGTTCCAGAATTCTCATTCGCTCAATCAAAAGAAGAGATCAAAGACTATACTCTCAATGATAAGGATATTATCGTGGGGGATGAAATAATTGAGGTCAAAAGCAGAAACCTATTCTTTACAGATAATCCATCATCCTTCCCCTATGATGAATTAATTGTAGATACAGTTTCAGGTTATGAGGCAAAAGAGAAGAAGCCCTTGGCTTATGTTATGGTAAGTCAGAAAACAGGGGGAATGTTTATTCTTCCCACCGCATTTTCAGCTTCATGGAAGATAGAGAAGAAATACGATAGAGAGAGAAAGCATGAAGATTTCTTTTATTTAGTTTCAAAGAGTTTTGGTCGACCATTTTTACAATTGGTTAATAAATTAAAAGGAGCGGTATGAACGAGGAAAGACCTACATGTGATCTATGTAATATGTATTTTGATGCAGATATATTTTGGGAATGGCATAAGGTAAAAGGCGTTATTGTTATGTGTAGAAATGGGGAGGGAAAGCGATGAGCAATTTTACTGAAGATAGATATTGGGAAAGAACCGGAACAGTAGATCCAGATTATTCTGAATGGGATTTTATAGACGATAACGGCGATGCATTTAGGATAATATATAAATGAGCTATCCACTTCCATCAGATCCAGCAATGGCTGCCTATTTACAGCATTTAAGAGAACGCAATGTTCGCATTGCATCTGTCTGTCATATCTGTAAAAAGCAGTCAACTGGAATAAATTCGGACGGATACAAGATAGTCTTCGTCTGTCAAGATCACTATATACCAGATAATCCTCATGTAATACATAAAGTATATCCTGGAGGATATAAGGTTCCAGATCATATGATGGATCCGAATATAGGTGGATATTTGGGCAAAAAGGACCAAAGCGATGATAAATAGACTCATAGCATCAGCAATAATCATTGCTATGGCCTATGTAATTTTAATCTATATGGTCTAGGCATTCCACATTCCCGCCCCATTTATCTCCTCTTATAGGCCATTCTGGCTATTTTATAGTGGAGTATAGTGGAGCATTGTGGAGTAAAGTGGTTATCATTTAGCTATGAAATGTTATTGTATATTTATTTAAATGTTATATGAGTAATTGAACCCCATTTATCATAATGTCGTAATGTTGTCAATAGCCATATATGCATGCATATGTTCCAGGATTTGTCAATAGGTCTCGTAAAGGGCAATTTTTGCCCATAGATTTTGACAAATTTTGACAGATATTGGATCAAATTAGATCTATTTTGTTTTATTTTATAACATTTCGTTATATATTTATGAAATAATCTAAAGATTTCAGGGATTTTTATATATTCCTCGTAAAAGCGCATTTTGGCCCGTTTGTATATAACACAAAAGGTGCAAATCGGACATTTGTGACATGTGTCACATTTATCCAACTTGCACCTAAGATGTTTTAGATTAGACTGTTTGTTTCTGGATGTTATATGTATTAGTTATTGGTTGGTTGTTATTTTGGTATTTGCCCGCCGCCTTTTTATCCTCCAGACTTTTCTCTATCTTGTTGTATGAATAGATATACTTCATCAACTCAATTAGTTTTGCCTGTGTATATGGTGGATATGATGTGATAATCATATTTGCCATTAGCGAAGGGTTGAAATGATGGTCGTTTAGGATTTCTTCCAGCAAGTCAATACATTTATCTACTTTGGTTCTTTTACGCATAGTCCGCCTTTCTTGTAGAACCGCTCATTATATCAGAAAGGGCTGACTTGCGCCAGCCCTTTACCAATATCATTATTTAGTTTTTAGCTGTCTTGACTTCAGCGGTGAACTTAATTCCATTCTTTTCCGCCTCAGACAACGCCTGCTTAGCTGCAGCTGAGAAACGGCCACGGCGGCCAACTGTAATTCCCTTGCTTGCTAGATATTCACGCTTTGTTGCCATTGTATTGATCCTTTCTATGATCAGTATTTATTATATATGATTTCCGGGAATTTGTAAATACCCCCGTAACCAACCCTATGGACCCACCGTCCACAGAATCCTATTTGTCCGTTTTGTCCATTACGAGAATCTCATTCTCCATGGACGGATATCCATCCTCTAATACATTTAATTCTTCTTCAAGCTCCACGGTATGTGGCTCAATTGTAAGGGATGAATCCAATTCAATCCAATCCAAATCATTATTTGTTGCAATCTGCCAGGCCTCTTCATCATCCTCTGCTTCAACAAATACGTAGTAGTTGATTAATCTGTCTCCAATTACTTTATACTTATTCATCGTCTTCCTCCTCAAACATGGAGTCTACCATATATTCCCGTCCCAACATCCAGTCCATTACTTCTTCGTAGTGTTGTTCGGATCCATATTCCAGGGAGAATCCTTGACCGGCGTCAACTGCTTCGCAGAGATGTTCCCACATTTGGTCTTCGGTCCTCTTCATGATGAATGTCTCATCCTGCATAAAGCCCTTGATTGTTGACCATGTCCATAGCCACACCATAGATAGTCCTAGATCTGTAGAATCTAAGATGTTTAAACATTCATTTAATTTATCTTTATCCTCTGGCTTCATTTGCCTTTATCCTTTCGTCGATTGCGAATGCTAACTGATATGTCAATGCGTATACATGTGAGAGCCCGTCTAATTGGCCCTCCCAGTACTTCCGCTCCATAGATTCCATAGCGTCCGAGAAGTCGTTCTCTTCCTCAATACGCTGTGCCTCTATAAGTTGCTGTTCAGCCTCGTACATCAAATTCTTAAGTTCCCCGTGCAGAATGTCTGTCCCAGTTTCTCCAAGGTCGACAAGTTTTTGCAGTCTATTGGGCAGGTCCCTAGATATCACTTGCATTATTTTCCCTTTCGTTTAAGACCTCTATTATATGCGACACTGCAGATATTTGTCCAGAGGTAAAATTGTATTCAATATCTAATTCAGCAAAATCTTTTGAGGCGGGGTCCAAAGAATCCATTTGTTTAGATAGATTCTCTAGGTCCTGATTTAAAGATATGTAGTGTAAATCTAAATATTCTTTTAAATAACTCATTATAACTTCCCCTCTATATTACTTGAACCACATTCCATACATTTTGCATTTTCCACATCATGATATTCTTTATATACGACATCCAGTAATTCGCCGTTTGCCTTATACTCGGCCTCATTATATGAATTCTCCATGTATGAGAATTTAAATGAATTAGAACAATCTAAACAGTTTGGCATTATTGTATATGCCCTTCTACTAATAGACCTTCAAGTAACTCATGAACTTCTTCTAATCTAACTTTAATTTCTTCCTGTGCAGGCGGCAGATAGAAAGTAGCCATATTTATAGTAAACTGCATTCTTTTTATATCTTCATATCTATAACCCAACATTAAAATACTCCTCATCTTCAGGTGTTAAATTGTAGAACTGATTAAATTTACCTTTAAGGTAGTTGTCATCAGACAATTGGGCAATTCTCCAATCGGCATAAAATGTGCCCTCATCTAGATTAGAATCATTCCAATCTTCAAATAGTTTTTGACCAATTTCAATAACTGTAGCGTCTACCACCATTTGATTTTCATCATCTA